GGAAGTGGAGGTGTGGAAATGCAGGCTGGAAGTGGCCCTGGTGGCATCAAGGTGATAGGGGTCATGGGCGAGGGCGTCATCGAGTTCACGCCCGTGCCGATCGTGAGGTGCCGGGACTGCGCGCACTTCCGCCCGAACCTGATGTTCGGGGACGACAACAGCTGGTGCGAGGAGGGGCCGCACTACGGGCGGCTCACGCCGCCGGACGGATACTGCCACCGTGGGGTGCGTCGCGATGGACATGATGGAGATTAGGCTCGAGGGCGGCGAGTTCGCGCTGCCCGTGGAGATTGGAGCGAGCATGGAGGACAAGCGGAACCGGGGCTGGTGGCCCGCGACGCGCCAGGACGAGGGTCCAACGCGCAAATGCAAGCGCTGCGGCAAGGAGTACGAGCCGAACAGCCGCAACCAGAAGTACTGCGACGATTGCAAGACTAGGAGGGTGACGCGATGAAGCTGTCCGAGTTCCCGTTGGTGTCGTTGTGTCACTGGCAGCCGCGGCGGCTCAAGCCCGACGGCAAGCCAGACAAGCCCGCCGACCGCGTTGAGGTGTTCGCGCAGCACATGCGCAACCTGCACCTCGACGCTTACGGCGACTGGAACATCCGCGACGTGTCGAAGGGCTCGTGCTGCGACGGCACGGTTGTCGCCACGCTCAGCGGCAAGCTGGGACGCGCCGAAATGTGGAACAACGGCGAGTTCTATTTCATCCCGAAGGGCGGCAAGCCCGTGGAGTGTGATACAGTTTGGCAAGCGTGCGCATTGGCTGGAATCGCCGAACGGCTGCCGCTGCCGTGCTAGGATAACCGCATGGTCGAATTCGATGAAGTGGCATACAACGCAGCATCCAACCTATTCCACGAGGCGCGCCGCATCAGGCGCTCGCTGCCATCGCTCATAGCCCAGGTGTCCGACGCGCTGGACATGCTGCAAGCCCAGAGTTATGACGAGCGCACATCGGGCGGCGGCGACAACCGCGTGGAGCGCAAGATCATCCAGGCCATCGCCGACAACGACGCGCTGCTCGAGAAGCTGCACGCCGACCAGGAACACTACCGCGAGGTGGCGCTGATGTGCGAGACGGCCATCGCCGACATGGAATCGCACCTCGAGGGGGACGCGCTTGACTCCAGCATGCTCCGCTACTACTACATGCAGGACATGAGCATCCCCGCTGTCTCCCGCACGATACGCAAGGCAGACAACGGCGGCTCGTACTATTCCGAGGCGTGGCTGTACGAGAAGAAGGACATCGCCCTCGTGCGGGTGGCTGCCGCCGTGCGCAGGCTCGGGTACATCTAAGACCCTAGGAAAACCTGAGAATCTTTCTGCTATAAAGTAATCAGACAACAACGACATGAGAGCCGTCCGCATGGGCGGCTTTTCTTTTGCCCGGGAGGTGGCGCACGTGGACATGCTGGCCTACATCCGGCGCGCGTGCATGCGCCACGACACCACGATGGCGCTGGCCTTCCGGCGTGCCCTGGGAGCGGACATGCCGGAGCGCATGCCGGGCACCCGCCGGGCACATGCGTCCGCGGGGGTCTACTCTGGAATGCGCGAGTGCTTCGCGAACCGAAAGCACGTGAACCTATGATCAAGAGCAACCCGCGCAGGTCGAATAGTTCGCTGAGAAACAAGCAACGGGCATACTGGAAAACCAGAGGGCTACCATGCGGAATCTGCGGCAAGCCGATACGATACGACCTTACTTATATCGTTGATGAGGTTACGGGCAAGCGTAGACCGCACCCCATGTCGTTCGTCATTGACGAAATCATTCCCGTATCCCGCTGGCGCGAAGGCGGATACAGTTCGCCCGAAGCCTGTGCTTTAGATCTGAGCAACCAAAGACCCGCACACTACATCTGCAATGCAAGACGTGGTGACGGAACTCACGGGAGCGGGACAGTACACGTGGTGTCTGGCGCTCCATGCTCTGGCAAGACAACGTTCGTCAACCAGAACAAGAGCGACGGGGATATCGTCATAGACATGGACGCGATAGCCCAGGCGCTTGGTTATTCACAACCACATGGAGCGAAGGGCAACTATCTCAGGGTTACATTAGCCGCTAGGCAAGGGGCTATCAACGAGGTGCTGCGCAAGCGTTGCGGCGCTTGGATTATCCACACCCAGCCCAAGCCCGACGATATCACGCGATACGAGACATGTGGCGCCGTGTTCCATGTTTGTGACCCAGGGATAGAAGCTTGCTTGCAGCGTGCAGACGCTGACGGTAGGCCAGAGGGAACCGCCGAAGCGATACGCAAGTGGTATGCGCAGGGTGATTTTCGTTTAATGAAATCTATCGAACGAAAGAAGCCAGACGCTATGGAACAGCCATTTGCTGACTGGTAGGTGGCGTAGGTGGGTATGGGGCTAGCCCTGCCACCCGCGCGCCCCTCAGGGCTCATTTTAGATGGATGGAATTTTCACAGGACGGAATCACAAATGACAAGCCTGACCAGCGCAGTTAAGTTTAATAATACTAAACGAGCGCTAAAGGCTTTGCGCTCTGAAATCTGGGATGCAATTTTTTCCACGACAAGCGGCAAGGACATTGCAGCGCTATCTAAGCGGTGGATGGAAGTATCGAACGAACTTGGCGATAAGGACAGAGATTCTTACCAGGAATTGCGCAACTACATTGCAGCGACAATCGAGAATAGCGATTCTGGGCGTGATATCGCGTCGCTTTCCATTCGTTTGCTAGAGGTTCTACGAGAGCTTGAAACAATGCCGGATAAGAGCGCAAAGAAGAACCCCGCACAGCTTGCGCGTGAAATGGTCTTGAACAATGAGTTTGCGCAAAGGTAACCAGCATCCGACGTTTTCAACTGTTGGTGATTGGTTCGTTTCGCGTGGTGAAATCGCCGCGTCCATGTTCGGTGAATATGGCGTTCGGTTCTATGAGTCCCAGGAATACGAACTTAAAGTGTTCCTGGCTCGTAAAGAAGATGGTTCGTTTGCGGCAAAGACCATTTGCATCAGCAAGCCGCGACAAAATGGAAAGAGTTTTGCAGCGCGTTTCTATGCGATCTGGATGGCTGCAATCGAGGGCAAGCGCGTTTTGTTCTCTGCACACCACGGCAAGACGGTTCGCAAGATGTTCAAGGAGATTCGAAACTTCATCGAGAACACTACTGACTTCTATGAAATGCTGCGACCTAAGAACGGCATTTATGCGGCTGCTGGAACAGAGGGCATCTATTTCGCCGACTACTATGACGATGATGGTGTTTTTCACCCTGGTGGCTTGATTGAGTTCCAGACACGAACGAATTCTTCCGCTCGTGGCGAGACTTACCAAGTAATCATCGTTGACGAAGCGCAGGAACTGACCGCCGAACAGCTTGAAGCTATCAAGCCCACGACGATTGCAGCGGATGATGCTAGCAAGGTCGATTCTGACCCGCAGATGATTTACCTAGGCACACCGCCTAACGACAAATGCGTTGGTACTGAATTCAGGCGCTGGCACGATGAAGCGCACGAGGATATCCAGAGTTCTATTTGGTGGATGGAATGGTCTGTTGAAGAACTGCCTGAAACCACTGATAGAGCCGAGTTGATGGAACTCGTTTACGAGACAAACCCGGCAATGGGATACCGCATCAAGGAATCTACCATGATTGACGTGATGGACACCATGAGCGCGGAGGGTTTCGCCCGTGAATGCCTGGGCTGGTGGTCAAAGACCTACAGCGTGGTTAAGACCGTTATCAGGGCAGATGATTGGAACGCCTGCAAGGTTGACAATCCCAAGGCAGAGGGATTGTTGTCCTATGGCGTGAAGTTCTCAGCGGACGGCATGATTGGCACCCTGGCGGCTTGCTACAGGCCGAAGGATGATAGCCCGTTCGTGTACGTCGTTGCATCGCGTGACATGGCTGATGGTCTGACGTGGTTCGTGGACAACCTGATTGAGCGCAAGGACAAAGCGGCTTGCGTGGTCATCGACGGAAAATCGAACGCCGAAAACTTGAAGAACAAGCTAATTGCGGCCGGGTTCAGCAAAAAGGCCGTCCATTGTCTGGGAACGCAAGAAGCTATCACGGCTAATTCCATGCTCGTTAACGCCGTGAAGGAACACGAACTAAGGCACTACGGACAAAAGCAGCTAGACGATAGCGCGACCAAATGCGCTAAGCGCGATATCGGCAAGGGTGGCGGTTTCGGCTTTGATTCGGTCGAAAACGCAGAAGCATCTTTGATTGAATCGTGCGCTGCTGCTCTATTCGGGGCAATGACAACCAAACGGAAACCGGGACGAAAGGCAAAGGTACGATGCTAGACATTTCGTATCAAATCGCAGCGGCTAACGGGCTGCGTGGCGAAGATCGTAACTTGGTTTTGCGTCTTGTTAAGGCATGGCGCGACCATTACGACCGCAACATGAAACGCCATTGCTATTACCTCATGCACAATAGGCTAGTGGACTTGGGCATCAGCATCCCGCCAAGCCTGAGAAACCTCGACGCTGCTTGCGGTTGGGGCAAGAAGGTTGTCGATGTGATGGTGGAACACTCCAAGTTCGACGGCTACACCGTGGACGATAACGAAGCGCAAGCCGCTATCAATCGCGTGTTCAGAGAGAACAAAATGCGGATGCTTTACCGCAAGGCAACCACGAGCGCATTGGAGCAATCCTTTAACCTCTATTTCGTGGCTAACGTCGATAACCGTGCGAGGGTTAGCGCATATCCCGCCAACGCGTGTGGCGTTACATGGGACTACACGAAACACGACCTTGAAGCCGCTATGTTCGTCGTGGACATGAAGCAGAATAACCAGGGCAACTACAAGCCAACTTGGGTCAATGTAGTTACCGATGAAACCTTGATTCGTATCCGCAACATCGACGGCATTTGGCGTGCTAGCTACACGATGCATGGGCTAGGGCGTTTGCCAGTGTTCCTGGCTGCGCATGAGTCCACATTGGACAGGCCGTTTGGCGCGTCCAGGATTACGCGCGAGGTTATGGGCTACATCGATTCGGCAGTGCGTGCGAACATCAACGAGGAAATCGCCGCAGCGTTCGCCGCGTCAACGCAGAAGTATCTGCTGGGAACCGATGGTGACGCATTCGATGGGATTGATAGGTGGACAGCGTTCATCGGCTCCATCTTCAACGTCGATATGACCGAGGACGGCACAACCCCGCAGTTCGGGCAATTGCCGCAACCGTCCATGCAGCCGCTGAGCGACCATTTCCGCAACCTATGCGCGAAAATGAGCGCGGCAACTGGCATCCACGTCGCGCAGTTCGGGGTGGTTCACGACCAACCAGCAAGCGCAGAAGCAATCTATGCCGAGAATTCGCCTTTGATTAACAAGGTGAAAACCTGGCATGAAGATATCACCGATACGCTTATCGATGTTGCCATTGCGTGCATTGCAACCAATGAGGGCGTGAGTTTCGATACCGTGGACGAGCGCGGTTACAACATCCTTCCGCGATTCCAGAACCCGGCACAGCCAACGCTTTCGCAAATGACCGATTCAGTTGTGAAGGTTGCAAGCGTTGAACCGATGTTTGCGAAAACGCGCACGTTCTGGCGGCTCCAAGGCTACACGCCTGAACAGGTGGAAACCGTACTCAACGAAATGGCGCAAGCCGATAAGGAACAGGCCGCAAACGCGGCTATAAACGCGATTTTCGGCGGTGGTGACAATGCCAGCGACAATACCGCGTAGCTATATCGAGAACTATAGCAACTCGCTCAACGATATCTCAGAGACGGCTAAAGCGGCGCTAGTGGCGGCATTGCAGAAAGTGGACTATTCGCGCCCAACGGGTGAAGTTAAGGCCGCTGTGCTGGCTATCATGCAATCCGCTTGCAGCGCGTCCACTGACGTTACCGCACAGCTTGCAGCAAGGTTCTATGAGGGAATACGCGCAAGCATGGGCGGTGGCGCTTTCAAGGCGCGTGCTAACTCCATGCGCGATTCTGCTGCTACAGAAGGTGCTATAGCTGCTTTTCTCCAAATACTGGTGGACGGTGGCGAACCCGATGAGTTTATCGCCAAATGCGTAGGCCGCTTGGACTACGAGAACCGCAAGGCCGCGAAGGAGTGCATAGCGCATAACGCTAGACACGACCCGGTAAAGCCGCTGTGGGCGCTTGTGCCTACTGGCGGCGAAACCTGCGAGTATTGCATCATCCTTGCTTCTTACGGCTTTGTCGGCAACACGCAGCTTGTAGGCCACACGCACGAGAATTGCAATTGTCGGCTCGTGCCGTCCTGGAACAGAAAAACGACGATTGACGGCTACCAAGACAAGCTAGCCGAATACAAAGCCTTTTATCAGGATATCCAAGACCTGCGAAAAGACATGCCGGATGAACTCCAAGAGCGAATCGACATGGCAAAGGCGAAGCACCAGGCCGACCATAAAAGCGGCTTGGTAAGCGCCAAGTGGGGAAGGATGAACGAACTGGCGATTATCGCGCGTTGGATTAAGGCCAACCAATACTGACAACGGGAATACGCATCCGCACGGATGCTGTTTCAGCCGTCCATGTGGGCGGCTTTTTTATTGCCCAAAGCCGCGCACGCGGCGAACTATTGCACCGCACGGTGCAGGAAAGGCGGTAGGAATGACCGAGGAAGTCAAGCCGATCGTGGACGAACAAGACCCGGAGGGCGATACGGATTACAAAGCTTTGTATGAAGCCGCGAAAGCCGAAGCGCACAAATGGGAACGTCGCTCTAAGCGAAACTTTGAAAAGGCCAGCAAATACGACGAACTGCTAGCTGGTGGCGATTCCATCGAGGAACGCATTGCGGCACTTGAAGCCGACAAGCAGCGCCTAGAGGACGAGAAAAACCGCGCAACGCTGGTTAAGTCCGTCGCAAAGGCTACTGGTGTTCCTGAGTCCATCGTTTCCAACCTGTCCGCTACGGACGAGGAAGCGCTGACCGCACAGGCTAAATCTATAGCCGATAACTACAAAACCCCAGGCGGTGCGCCTAGTGCGCCTGAGTCTGGCAAGTTCGCCCACTGTGACGATAAGCACGTGGACGAAAAACGCGCGTTTGTGCGCGACCTAATGAAACAAACCAACCTTTAAGGAGTAAAAATGGCACTTCAAACTAGCGGTATTGTCCTGCCCCGTACCGTCGCGCTGGAAATTACCCAAAAGGCGAAGGATTCTTCGACCATCGCTGCTCTTTCCCCGGCCAAGCCTGAGATTTTCGCCGACGAAACCTATCTGGTTTTTAACGGCGCTTCTGAGGCCGAAGTCGTGGCAGAAGGTGCGCAGAAGTCTAGCTACAACCAGACCGTGACCCCGATTGTCGGCACCAAGTTCACGGTGCAGACCACCACGCGCGTCTCCAACCAGCTTCTGTGGGCTGATGAGGATAACCAGC